AAAAGTCCACCAAAAATAGGGTTTCTTGATATTTATATAAGGTGTAGGAAAGACACCATAATAAAACCAATAAAACAATTAAAACTTTAAAATTTAAAAATTATGGCACTAGATTTAAGCGCAATCAGAGGTAGACTGAACAAACTACAAAACACTTCTAACAGAACATCAAATCTGTGGAAACCCACACCGGGCAAACATCAAGTAAGAATCGTTCCTTACAAATTCGCTCCTGAAAATCCTTTCATTGAGTTATTCTTTCACTACAACATCAACAACAAAACGTACTTGTCTCCAAGTTCATTTGGTAGACCAGACCCAATCGTTGAGTTTGCTGAAAAGTTGAAGAGAATGGGTGATAAAGAAGATTGGAAAGCGGCGAAGAAAATGGAGCCAAAATTGAGAACTTTTGTACCTGTACTCGTAAGAGGTGAAGAAGGTGAAGGAGTTAAATTTTGGGGATTTGGAAAGACTGTTTATCAGGAAATCTTAGGTTACATTGCTGACCCAGACTATGGTGATATTACTGACCCGAAAAATGGTAGAGATATTACTATTGAGTATGTATCAGCTGAAGATGCAGGAACTTCTTATCCTGTAACTACTATCCGTGTTAAACCTAATCAAAGTCCATTAGCAGAGGGTGATGCACAAATCCAAAACTTTATGGAAACTCAAAGTAACATTACTGATATCTATTCAGAATTATCTTACGATGAGTTGAAATCAGTATTAGAAGGTTGGTTAAACCCAACTGGTGATGAAGGTGAAGAGAGTGTTTCTCAATCAACTCTTTCATCAGCACCTACTTCAACTGAAGTTACTCCAGCACCAACTGCAGCACCTTCAAACGAAGTAACTACTGAAGAGAAAAAGAAAATGGATGATGTTGCATCAGCATTTGATGATTTATTTAACGGATAATTTAATTTAAATGGCAAAAAAAGAAATGGATTTAGCAGCAGTACTAGCTACTGAGCTAAATAAAACAAACAAAGACCAGCAGGTTGCGTTTTTCTTAGATTCGGATGAAGCTCCTACAAATGTAGATGGTTGGATTTCGACTGGAGCAGCTATGTTGGATGTTGCCATTTCTAATCGCCCTTATGGTGGACTTCCCGTTGGGAGAATTACTGAAATCACTGGTTTAGAACAAAGTGGAAAATCATTAGTATCTGCACACCTCCTTGCTGAAACACAAAAGCAAGGTGGTGTTGCGGTTCTAATTGATACTGAAACTGCGGTGAGTAGAGAATTTTTGGAAGCTATTGGAGTTGATGTTTCAAAACTCCTTTATGTATCAGCTGATTCAGTTGAACAAATTTTCGAATTTACTGAAACAATCATTGAAAAGGTAAGAACCACACAAAAAGATAAATTAGTTACTATTGTAGTAGATTCAGTTGCAGCAGCATCAACTAAGAATGAGTTGGCAGCTGATTACAACAAAGATGGATATGCTACTGATAAAGCTATCATTATTTCAAAGGCGATGAGAAAAATTACCAATTTAATTGGTAGGCAAAAAATCACATTGGTATTCACTAATCAGTTAAGACAAAAGATGAACGCAATGTTTGGTGACCCTTGGACAACTTCAGGTGGTAAAGCTCTTGCTTTCCATGCCTCTGTAAGATTGAGATTGAAGAATATGGGACAAATCAAACAAAAAGTCAATGGACAAGATAAAACCATTGGTATGAAAGTTAGATGTCAAGTGATTAAGAACCGAATGGGACCACCATTGAGAGCGGCTGATTTTGAAATTTACTTTGATAGAGGAATCGATAACTATGGTTCTTGGATTGGAGTGATGAAAGAAAATAAGTTGGTATCACAGGGTGGGGCTTGGTACACTTATGTTGATACTGAAACTGGTGAAGAAATCAAATTTCAGTCAAAAGACTTTATCGATTTGATGGAAGATAGAGAAGATGTTAAAGAACAAATCTACAAAAAGATTTGTGAAGCAACAATCTTACAATACAAATCAGATTCTAAAGATATCGAATCACATGAATTAGATACTGAAGGAGCTGAGGTAGTAGATGAATAAAAACAATAATAAGTTATGAGTAAATTAAAAGAAATGTTACAAGCATCTGCGAAGGCAGATAGAGCAAAAGCACTCCTTACATTAGAGTTGTTGGAAAATAATGCAGTAGGTATTGGAGACCACTCAACTGGTGATTTTTATAAAAACGCAGAAGAGGCATTATCCAAACTATGTGATGCAAATGATAGATTAGAAACCATTGAAAAACATTTTGGTGGTGAAAATACAATCACTTACACAACAACAACTACATAATGAAAGACCTCTACAAAGATATCCTCAACGAAGTAACTGAGGAACACAAAACGAATCACCTTCGTGAAAGGAATAGTAGAGTCTTAATTATTGATGGACTGAACACCTTCATCCGTAGCTGGACAACCAACCCCACAATGAATGAGGATGGTGACCATACGGGTGGGGTGATTGGCTCCCTCAAATCTATTGGATATCAAATTAGAGAATTCAATCCAACTCGTTGTATTGTAACTTTTGATGGACAGGGTGGTTCTAATTCTCGTAAGAAAATCCACGAAGGATACAAAGCAGGTAGAGAAAAGAACCGATTCAGAGTAAATCGTCAATATCAAGGTATGATGGATGAAGAGCAGGAAAGATTATCTATGAAACAACAATTTATTTGGTTAAATGATGTTTTAGATTATCTTCCACTTCAAACTATGATTTACGATGGTATTGAAGCAGATGATACAATCGCTTATCTAACTAAACATACTCAAAATGATTTAGATGGTGAGGTGGTTATTGTTTCAACTGATAAAGATTTTCTTCAGTTGGTTACTGATAAAGTAAAAGTATTTTCACCAACCAAAAAGAAACTTTATGATAGGCAAATGGTGTTTGATGAATATGGAATATGGCCTCAAAATATTCTTTTATATAGAACTTTGGATGGTGATAAATCAGATAACATACCAGGCATCAAAGGATGTGGCTTAAAAACGCTTTTAAAGAGGTTTCCTGAACTTTCTGAAGATAAACTCATCACACATGATGATTTCTTTCAAATGTGTGAGGATATGAAAGGAAAGATTAAAATCTATGATGATATTTTAGGAGCAAAAGACCAACTCTTAATGAATAAGAGATTGATGGAGTTGAAAGAACCACATATCCCAACAAATCAGAAGTTAAAAATATTAGATAGATTCAATCAAAATGATATTGAATTTAAAAAATTAGATTTCCTTAAAGTAGGACAGAAATACAAAATTCTCCAAAATTGGAGAGACATTAACGATTGGTTACATTCAACCTTTCAAAATATTATTAGAAAATAATTTTGATTTGTCACAAATTTTTCTTATATTTGTGAAATCAAATTAGGTTATAGGTAAATGCAAAATTTAGATACTCTTTCCAAATACGGACAATCCTTTCAAACGAAGGTACTTTCTTCTTTGATTGCAGATGTTCGTTTATTGGATACTCTTAGTGAGATTATACATCCAAAGTTTTTTGAATCTGAGGCTAACAAATGGATTGCGGAAGAGGTAGTTTCTTATTACGATGAGTTTAAGAAATCTCCAACGATTGATGTGTTTAAGGTTGAAGTTTCAAAGTTAGATGATAAAGGATTTCAGAAAAGCGTAGTAGAACAACTCAAATCAGTATTCACAAAAGTTGGTGATTCTGATTTAGATTATGTAAAGAAAGAGTTTTCTTCATTTTGTATTAACCAAAACCTAAAACAAGCTATTGTAAGTTCAGTTGATTTACTCAAAGCAGGAAACTACGATAAAATCAAAGATTTAGTAGATAAAGCAATGAAGGTAGGAGTGGATTCTGATTTGGGACACGATTACCTTTTGGACTTTGAGGAAAGAACTGAAGAGGTTGATAGAAGTACAGTTCCAACTGGTTGGGATTGTATTAATGAATTGATGGATGGTGGTTTGGGACCTGGCGAATTGGGAGTAGCAGTAGCACCTTCTGGAGTTGGTAAAACTTGGGTACTATGTTCAATCGGAGCAGCAGCAGTAAAGAGAGGATTGAATGTAGTACATTATTCTTTGGAACTATCCGAACATTATGTTGGACAGAGATACGATACTGTGTTTACCCAAATACCTTCAGCAGATGTGAAAGATAGGAAAGAAGAAGTTAAAGAAAAAATCAATAGATTGAAAGGTAAACTTCTTATTAAATATTTCCCACCAAAGGGTATATCGGCTAAGAAATTAGAATCTCACATTGAGAAAATGACAGCAGCAGGAAATAAACCTGATTTGATTATTATTGATTATGCTGATTTGTTATTATCTCACACTAATCGTTCAGATTCAACTTATGGTGAGCAAGGTGGAGTTTACATTGAGTTGAGAGGAATTAGTGGTGAGTTAGGAATTCCAATTTGGACAGCATCCCAAACCAATCGTTCAGCAATTGATTCAGAAGTTAT